CGACAGTCGAAGACACGTATAACGCGACGTTGGATCCGTGGGATCAGCTGACAGTCGCGACGAATAACCTGAAGCTTGCGGGCGCTGAACTTGCGTCAACGCTTCTTGACGCGCTTCAGCCAGTGATTGAATCACATGTCGAAAAGGTCAAAGAATTCACGAATTGGTTTAAGAATCTGAGCGACGGACAGAAACAAATGATCATCCGGATCGGCGCGGTTGTGGCGGCAATAGGCCCGGCGCTGATTGCGATCGGAAAAGTGACGTCAGGCGTTGGGACATTCCTGACGACGATCCCGAAGATAACGGGCGTCCTTGCGAAGTTGGTTCCGGGAATATCCGGCGCGGCAACGGCAGCGACAGGGGCAGGAACGGCGGCAGCAGGCGCCGGAACAGCGGTCGCGGGTGCGGGTGCGTCGATTGCAGCAGTAGCGGCGCCGATCCTTGCGATTGTGGCCGTTATTGCCGTATTAGTGGCCGCCTTCAAACACTTGTGGGACACAAACGAAGAATTCAGGAACGCGATCACGGGCATTTGGGACAATATCAAAGCGAAGTTTCAGGAATTCGCCGATGGGATATCGGAACGCCTGAATGCGGTCGGAATCAACTTCGATTCCGTGACAAGCGCAATCAAAGCCGTTTGGGAAGGCTTCTGTGATTTTTTAGCGCCGATCTTCGAAGGAACGTTCAAGGTTATTGAAACAGTCCTTTCAACGGTTCTTGACGTCCTGACGGGGCTTCTTGACGTATTTATCGGACTGTTTACGGGAAATTGGGAACAGTGTTGGAACGGCGTCAAAGAAATCTTTCAGGGCGTTATGAACGGGATCGCCGGGATATTTAACGCATTAGCGGACACGCTGAAAAGCGTCCTTGACGTCGTTTTAGGGTGGTTCGGTACGTCATGCGAAGACATAAAGAACGTATTCGCAACGATCCCGGAATGGTTCGGGCAGATCTTCACGAACGCCTATAACGCCGTGACAAATGCCTTCACCGCGATCGGGCAATGGTTTTCTGCCCGTTGGACAGACATTCAGGGTGCTTTTTCGAATACGGCTTCATGGTTCAGTACGACGTTTAACAATGCCGTTACAAGCATTCACAACGCGTTCAACGGGATCGGTAGTTGGTTCCAGACAAACGTAATTGACGCGATCAGGGGCGTGTTCGACGGCTTTTCGCTGAAGGAAGCAGGCGAAAGAATAATGAATTCGTTTGTAAATGCGATCAAGTCGATACATATTCCGACACTTCATGTTGATTGGGACATGGACGAAAAGACAATCGCCGGGCTGACGGTAAAAGTTCCGGTTCCACATATTTCATGGAATGCAGCGGGCGGAATATTCAACGCGCCGGGAATTGCGGGATTCTATAACGGACAGCTTCAGGGCGTCGGGGAAAAGGGTCCGGAAGCGGTTCTTCCGTTGGACCAGTTTTATAAAAGGGTTGAAGGATATATTGACAGGGCTATAAACGAAACGCGGGCAGCGGCAGCAGGCAGCAGGACAGCAGCGACGACAGCAGGCGGAGGATTCACACAAAATAATTATTACACGTCGCCGAAAGCCCTTTCGCCATACGAAGCAGCACGGCAAACAAGAAACGCGACGCGGAATATGATCCTTCAGCTTCAAAGGGGTTAATCAATGTCAAAACGCGAAATTATATGCCGGAACGAAGACGACGTTGAAATTCGCTTCAGTTACGAAGAAGAAGCTGAATATTTCCTTGAATCACTGGAAGGATTCACGTCGATAACGAACAAGGTCGCAACGTCAGAGAATACGACGATCGACGGATCCACATATCAGGGATCCGTCACGTCACAACGAAACCTTGTTATTACGTGTTCAATGGATAACGATTATCAGAACCGGCGAAATCAGCTTTATAAATGCTTCAAGCCGAAAGCAACGGGGACACTAACATTCATCGAAGACGACGAAAAACGCGTTATTGATTACAAAGTCGAAAACGTGGACGTCGACGAAAAGGGCGTTATCAGATACGGAACGTTAAGCCTGATATGTCCGGATCCGTTCTTCAAGGATCTTGAAGATTTGACCGTTACAATGGCCGGTTGGGAAGCAGATTTTGAATTTGAACACGAATTTCTCGCCGACGAAGAAGGCGGCGAAGAATTAGGACACAGATCAGCGGAAATAACAAAGGTTATTGAAAACGACAGCGCCGCCGACAATATCGGAATCCGGGTCGATATCGAAGCAACGGGCGCCGTTGTAAATCCTGCCGTATATCATCAGGAACAGGGCGAACACATCCGGATCGGAACCGACGCGAATC